GCTTGCACTACGTTTACAGTGGTAGGGAATGTCATTTCCTACGTCCTTTCTTAAACAGATTTCAGGCCAACCAGACCAGGGAACCGATTGGAGAAATCGGCAGCGGGTGCGGCGTCTTGGGCAACCACGGCGCGGCGTTGTTCGCCCGGCTTTGGTTGGGCTTGCAGAACGGCGCGCAGGGCGCTTGGATGAACGCCAGTGACATCCACACCCAGAGCCTTCAGGGCAGCGCCGTATACGGCTTCGGCGCTGTCTTGAGCAACCAACTTGCCAACGTAGGGGCGCACGATCTCTTCAGCTTCAGCGATGTCGCGCATTTGCTTGATTGCCGATTGCTTGGCGCCTTCAGTGGCAACCTTGATGGCTGCATCCATGGCGGATTTGGATACGGACACCTTTTCGCCGCCCAGCTTCTTGGGTGGGGGCGATGCGTCTTCAGGGTCGCGATACTCGACACCGGGGCCAACCAATGGGGCTTCTTCATCGGTTGCCTTGGGCGCCAGCTTTTCGCGCAACTTGCCGCCAAAGGACTCAAGGTCTTCGTCGGTCAATTTGCCGCGCAGCATGGACAGCAGCTCTTCGGCCGGATCAGCATCGACAGCATCGAGCATGTCAATGTCATCCTCATCAGCGCCTTCTTTGTCGCCGTCCAGGCCGTCCAGCAGTTTGACAACATCAGCGATGTCGGCATCCTTGGCCAGCTTGGGCTTGATGGCCGCGACAATGCCGGGCTTCTTGTTCAGCCAGTTGGCGGCAGTGACGCCTTCCAGCAGCTTGTTCAGGTCGAGTTGAGCATCAGCGGCCAGCTTCGGTTTGACGGAGCCTAGCAAGGCCCCCTTAGCCAAAGTGGCACGCCGCGAAAGGGGCTTGCTTTTCATATTGGAGCTTTCAAGTTGAGAGTCACCGACTAAAACGTCAGGACCGGCGCGGCCATTACCGACTAGGGCAACGTGGTTGCCGCGCAGATCCCGCATCACCCCGTCGTAGGGCGTGCCTTGGTAGATGCCGGGCGTCATATCGGCCCGATACCTGTACGCACAGGACAGCTCGCGCTGTTCCTCGTTTTCGATTCCTTTGATGGCATCAGCCGTCCACACAACAAGGCTGTTGCGCAGGTAGGGGGCAACGAACTCGGCATCTGTGCCGGTTGAGCCGACTACCAATGACTGCTGGGGCGCATCGACTGACACAGGCACATGCTTGGAGAGCAATGGAATGCCGTTGAATGTCTTGGCGGCCTTTTCTAGCTCTTCTGGATCGCGCAGCAATTGATAGACGCGATCCGGTTGTAGGTTCAGCGTCCCGCCGTTGCCGTCGTCGTCTGGAATCTCGCTGCCCAAATATGGGCAGACATTGGCCTTGCTGATGTTCGTGATCTCGACGTGCATGCGCCCGTCTTGGTCAATCGTGCGGACGGTGCCTTTGTCGAATGCCAGCCGGTCAGCGGGGCCGATGCTCATGGCGCGATCCATGGCCATGTCCTGAGCCATGCCGCCCGTCTTCAAGGCGGCCTTGACGCCAGGGTGCAAAGGCTGCGGGGCCTCTTTTGGATCAGCCCAGACATGCTCTGTGTGCTCGTCGTTCAGCTTTGGGGCGAACTCATGCGAGATGGGTTGCCCGTAAGTCGTGAAGTGCACGCCCTCATCGCTGGTCAGCTCAGCAAGCAAGCGACGCTCACCGTATGGCAGTGCGCCGATTTCTTCTTGGCTCTCGCGTGTGGCCGTCTGCTCTGGCATTTCGCCGTCTTCAGCGGTGCCGCCCGGCAAGCACCATTCGCCAGCGTGATCGCCAGAGCTTGAGCGCTTGAGGAAAAGCACACGGCCTTGTGGCGACACAAAGGCGATGCCAGCGCCCGTCACTTGGCCGTCTTTGGCCACCTTTTCAGCAATAGCGACGGCCTGATTTTCAGGATGCCCAGCGGCGCGCAATTCCTTGATATTCGCCGCGATTGTCTCTGGCGATGATCCGGGTTTGAGGGGCATAGGCTTGGAATAAAAAGCCCGCTCAGTGGCGGGCTGTGTTTTGCCGATCTGTGTCGGCTGGTGTTTGGGGTCTAGGCCTCGATCTCTTCGGCGGCGTGCGCTTGTGCTTCGGCTTTCTTCGCTGGAACCAGACCCATGCGAATCGCCTGCGTTGGCAAGATCGCTTTGCAGGTACAGCGGCAATTGATCAAAGTCCCCGGCCAGATGTACTCGCCGTCTATGTAGGCCCCTTTGGACACCTCATAGATCAGCTTTTCTTTCCCGGCCTTCACATGGCTTGGGCGCGGATGCTTGCCGCCGTGGCTGTGAACCCACTGGGCATGAGTGATGCCTAGGCCCTCCTGACGAACGCGCGTCATGGTGGCTGTGGCCTTGTTGTTCTGGTCTCTGGCGATCAGTGCTGCCCGGCGCTTGGTCACGCCGTAGCGCGCTTCAATCTCTTTCGTGAGCGTTCCAAGGTCTCGACCGGCGGACACGCTACGCATCACCAAGCCCTCAACATCGCTCAAGTGTTGTTGAGCAATGCTCTTGATCAGCCCGACTTGCTCCCCTATCGTGGCCTGCATCACATCGTTTGCGGCCGCCGTCATCTTGAACTGCACCGAGAATCCCGCCTCACGCAGAATCGACTTCAGCACGTTGTCGCTTCGGTCTGCGGCCTTCATGGCAAACCATCTACCCAGATCCGGCGCGGCATCATCAAACTGCCTGAGCCAGCGACGTGATAGCTTGTTCATGGCATCACGCATCGCCATGGCCGGGCTGTCGTCTTGCGCCATCTCTGGTGTATTGGCCTTGTACGCCGCACGAAGCCAGTACAGCAGGCTGGCGTTCATATCGTCAATCAGCCTGTCCAGCTTTTGACGGTACGCGGCCTCTAGGCCCTCATTGGGCCTGACTGGTGGGATCGTCTGCGGCTGGGTTTTGCGTACCTGGCGCATCGTCTTCCTCTGGTGGCGCAATCGTCACGTTCAGGTCAAGCCCGGCATAAGCGCTGTTCTTTTGACGCGCGATCCGTTCGCGGGCCTCGTCTGGTGAAATCACGCCCTTGTCAATCAGTACCGCGTCAGTGTCGGCCTCCGTCTTGCGGGCCGCAGCCAGCTCGACTTCGTTCATTTCCTCCAGCGGGTTGAACGTGAAGCCTATCGANTCGTCAATCTCACCAAACAAGTGAAGCTGGACGATCCGCAGCACCTTGGACAGCAGCGGGCGAATGTTGGCCTCTTGCTTGCCGCCAATGAAAGCCCGGAAAACTTCCATCTCGCCTTCGCTTGAAGCATTCAGGCCCTTGGGCGTGATGCCTGTCAGCAGCACNAACGGGATGCCGAAGCACGACGACATGTGCTCTTGCGACTGAGCCTGCAAGTCNTCCAGCGTTGAAAGGCTGGCAGAGATGTTGAAGAACTCTTCCGTATCCTTGTTGATCGCAATCGTGCCGCGATTGTTGCGAACACGATTGAACAACTCAATCCGGTTGTAGAAGTCTTCCGACCCACCGCCCTGAAGCAAGGTGCTCATGTCGGTCTTGATGCCAAAGACCGTGAAACTGTTGATCAGGTCGGAGACTGACTGGCGAGTGCGAAGCCAGTTGTCTACATAAGGTTTGCCCAACTGCGAAAGGCTGATGCCGCCGAACACATAGGCAGGCTTGAGGATGTCTGGCACCTCACGGGAAACCAGCGTCAGCAGACGCGAGGCGTGAACCTCCCTGTTGAGCACATACCATGTGGTTGGCTTGAAGAAGTCATCTTTGAGTGGATTCGTGGAGTTGTACATCCCCGGATAGGTCCACATGGGCTCAATCACAACCAAACGCTTCAAGCCACCTTTTGCGATTTTGTCCGCACTGATTGAGAGCGGCAGCTTTAGTTCTTCGTCGCTGTCATCACCCATGTCAAGGTAAATCTGCGAGCGGCCAAAAATGCCGTCTTGCTCGATCAGCACCCGAAATGCTTCTTGAACCCCAAGGCGCTCGAACTCTTGTTCGATTAGCTGGACCTTTTCGGCCTTCGTGGCGTCTACGTCTTCATCGCCTTTGGACTGGATCTTGATCCACTCCCGCGTCATTTCCTCNGCCATGATCTCCGAAGGCCTGCGGTACTCGGCGCGCTGGCACAACTCGCTGAGGTATGGATAGCCAAGGAANGCAAGCCCCTCAGAAATCATGCTCATCTCACCGGCCCACCCATACTGGGCGTCCATCGCGGAGTCGCACGCCATCTTGACGGCTTTGGGAATCACACCCGGCGCAGCATCTGGCAGCTTATAGGGCTTGGTCGGCTCAAGCTGGGCACCAACAGCCATGGCCAGTGCCATAGGGTTGATTTTCATACCCGATGGCTCGGGGTCTACCTTGCGAACAGGCGCAACCGGCTCGGCCCGCTCACCGCGCAGCCATGACAACAACCTCTTTATCACATCAAGCCCTGGCCAGTGCGTCGGAGTTGATGCGCATGGGCTCGCTACCCGGGGCGAACGCCATCACCAGCGCATCAGCAAGGTTTGGTGATAAAACGTCACGGTTCATAAGGTCTTTCTTGCTTTCAACCTTGACCCGGCCATTTTGGTCAAAGTCTTTCTTGGGGGTTGAAAGCTCGTCAATGAGCTGATCCAGAAACGGCAAAGTGCTGCTCAGGCTGATCATCTCGTCATCGTTGAACTGTTCGCCGTTGCGCACAGCGTTGAATGTGTTTCTGAACCTGTCCGCCAGCAACCACCAAGCCTGAGCCTTGATGTTGGAGAACATGTCCTTGTTCTTGGTGCCCTGCGAATAAACCGCATCAGGCTTCCAGATCGCCCCGCCCGCATTGAACTTGGCATAGGTGACACGATCACCAGCGGGCTTGTCTTGGTTCAGCTCGCCGAACTTGGCGCCAGCCGTTGCACCTACCCCGATGGAATCATACGTGACTGAGGCGTGACGCTCTCTCGCAGAGTGCCACACTCGAGTGCAGGACTTCAGAAGCTCGTCCTCGCCAGCCTTCCACTGATCGGCCCA